TCTGAGCCTGTCATAGTCATTATCGATTCAACTAGTCAAGGCAGAAGGGACCGGAGTTCCAACCTCCGAGGAGGCATACAATCATATATCACTTTTATTGTAAGTAAAGGGAACCAAGTTCCTAGCAAAAGAGCCGACTCCCCCTTTTTAAGGCTTCGCCTTATTCTGAAACAAAATTAGTAAAGGCCCTCGCCGGTAAAAATTCATGTATCCGTTTCTATTTTGTACATCAATTAAACCAGTGTCCCGCAATTTGTATATATACTCTTGAATAGATCGATGACTAAAGGGTAATGATTCAGTCAAAGTTTTTAAGTGTATACCTTTATATTCGTCAGTCAACATCGGTTCCAAATATGATAATACTAATAGAGCATTAGCCCCTAATGAAATAAAAGTTTCAGCATCAATATAAGGTATAGTTTTGCTAATCTGAATGTTGTGCATTTTAACGCTCCTTAACTGACCCACGCAAATTTTCCGGATCCCACGTGTTGAATCGTACATCCCAGTAACATCTATTATAAGCTATATTCCATATTACTAGTATATATATAATATTTATTATTAGATGTTATTTTGGGATGTTGTTTTCAACACTAGGGATCGTAAAATTTTGCGTCCCTCAAAAATTATTTTGTTTTCAAGTACACGACTACCGTTCTACAATCTATGTAAACAGCGTCGTCACGCTGGAGTTTTAGTGTTTAGTGTTTTGGTTTTAGTGTTTAGCGATTAAGTAGTTCTCCTCAAGCCACTTTTGCGAATACTTTGGATAAGTTACTTCCTGTTCACAATAGATAACATTGAAAAATGCTACTATATCAGGATCTGCAACTCCACAACTTATTAGTTCCTGCATGTAAGCGATGAACTGCTCCGGAAGTGAACAATCTTCTTCGTAACATTCCCATGCTTTTTCATCATTTCCGTTCCAAATATGAGCTATGTACTCGTACAAAAGAGGTTTATTTTCCTTGTGTAATAAGTCGTGATACAGAAAGATAATAAATTCTTTTAGTCTTTCGCAGTATTCATTCGAGTATTCAGTGAGGATAGTTTTTACTTCTTGAGTGTTTAGGGGTGATAATCCTGTAATGCTGTTCCGGTCGTATACAAGAACCTGTAGCTGACCGTCAATGACTTGTGTCTTGTAGTACGTTTTTACGTCGCCGTCTTTCATGATAAAGAATGTCTTGTCTGTGACTAAATCCGTATTTTGCATTTTCAATGACCCCCGGTAAAATTATGTATAAACTACGCACATTATAAATTATACATGAGTTAATTGCTGGCAACAAGTGAAGACAGTATTTACTTCAAGCACAAAAATAATTACACCACTATAAATTTCTTTCCTAATTACTGTATATATAAGTGTAAAGAAGGAGGAATACTTATGAAGTTGTACAACATTGATGGGCCCGATGGGGCTGGAAAATCTACATTAGTAAGTGCATTAATCAATTATTTTGAGGAGCAAGGAAAAAGAGTTTCTTTTGTGCATTTTCCGAGATATGACACAGCGATTGGAACTCTGATTCGCGAAGCTCTTTTCCTTCGGACTGAAATGGATCCGAGATCAATGCAAATGTTGTACTCTGCAGACCGCCTTAACTTTACTAGATTTGACCTACCAGTACTCTCACAAGTGCTGGATGTACTAATAGTAGATCGTTATATTACTTCTGGTTTAGTTTATGGGCGGGTGGACGGCGTTTGTGCTGATGACATATTGCTGTTCGACAGAGAAACTAAAAAACCCAATCTAAACATAATACTTACAGCTTCACCTGAAACACTCATGAGTCGTATGCACAGCAAAGAAAAGGATAGATACGAAAACTTCGAAAATCAGAAAAAAGCAATCGAAATTTATAAAACCATACACACTTATTTCCCCAAAACTGTATATATTGATGCTGAAAAAACTCCAACTGAAGTATTTCATGATGTAATAAAGGCTATTGAAATCTATGATGTATAAGGAGTGATGATAACAATGATGTTATCAATTTTTGGTGTGATTCTACTATTTTATTCTCTATCAATATTTACTATATTTTTATTCAATTTTTTATATATCTTGGATTTCTTTAAATACACCGCCCCAACAGAAATAAGTGTATTTAAGAAAGAATTCAATATACATAACAAAGTTTTCGACATCTTAGTAATTACAATATTTATCCTAGCATTGCCCATAACATATTTTAAAATTAGAAAGGAGTGTTAGCGTTGTTAAACCAGGATTATTTTTATCGGTGTGGGATTCATCCTGATAGAAGAGTTGCAATAATATCTCACAACGATCTGGATGGAGTTGGACCCGTAATCATTGCGAAAAACTATTTCGCTGATTGTAAGTACTTTAACGTGTCCAATCCGTCAGTTGACAAAGTGGTTAAATTAGTGCTGTTTAGCCCGGATTATGCTGACAGAGAGTTAATTTTCATTACTGACTGTTCAGTTACGGATGCTTCACTGATCGCCACTATAGACTCTGAAAACAGACAGGGTAAAAGACGTATTATGTTGTTCGACCATCACGGAACTGCATTAGCTCTTAACAATTTCGATTGGGCTGAAGTTACTCAGGAAAAGGGTGTGAGCGGTACCAAGCTGTTCTGGAAGTACCTGCAGGAAGATGTATGCGAACTTATTGGCACACAGAAGTTCCTCAAGCTCGATAATCTTGTTAATAAGATTAGCGACTATGATACGTGGCAATGGGTTAAGAAGGGCGATCGTGAATGTTACAACCTTTCGAACCTGTTCACTAATACTGGAGTTGAATACTTCCTTACCAAGTATGTCGGGGATGCCTGGGATATGTACAAGGAATTTGATATTTTCAACGCCATGGACAAAGCCTTGATGGCAGACTTCGACAAGAAAATGCAGTACATAATTTTTCCAGCAGTTGAAAAGAGTTGCAGAATAATGGACTTCACTTTTGAAGTACCTGTGAATGGCGAAATCAAGAAGTTCCAGAAGAAAGTGAAATGTGCTACTATCTCTACTGCTGTTGGAGAGATGGCTGAAAAGCTGTACGAAGATGGCATTGACTATGTTATGTTCTTCTACCACGATACTATTAGTGTACGTTCAAGAGTTGATGATATCGATCTCGGAGCGTGGGCTAGACATATGGGAGGTGGTGGCGGACATAGACGGTCTGCCGGGGTTGTTATCAACAAAGACAATTTCCATATTTACAAAAATTACTTGATACAGAAATTCGAGCAGGAGGGCTAATATGAAGAAGATAATCGATCTCGAAAACAATTCCTTGATAAAAGTCGACGGAAGCAGAATGTATGTCATTACCAAGCAGTATGAAGAAGGTAACGCAGTTCTTCAGTCTGAGGATGGAACTTCTGTGATAAATCTTCCGCTGGATACTGAAGTTGAAGTCGTTGCAGAAATTCATAAGGTCCCTGTAAGGGGATTCGAACCGGTTCTGGCACCGTTCGCAAAATATGTCGAAGTAAAAGAAGACGGGACTTATGAGTATCAGCTTCCTGTAAGAAAGACAGCAAAATCAGCTGGATACGATTTTGTAGCTCCAGCTGATATAGTGCTTGAACCGCATAAGGTGACAATCGTGTTTACAAACATCAAGGCATACATGCTCGATGATGAAGAGTTACTGATTTCTATCAGAAGCGGACTCTCAACAAAGGGCATTATGATGATGAACTCGCCTGGAAAGATCGATGCAGACTATTACGGAAATCCCAACAATGATGGAAATATAGGATTTATATTCTATAACTTCAATGACACAGCATACGTCATAAAGAAGGGCGATGCTATAGGACAGGGTACTTTCAGTAAGTACTTGAAAGCTGATAATGATGCGGCTACTGGAGAACGTGTCGGCGGAATGGGTAGCACAGGGAGGTAACAATTATGGATAAGCGTCCAGAAGAAGTAAGACACATAGGTATAATGGTCGATTTCTTGTGTGATGAATATCCAAAGTTGTTCAAGAAGGGTGAATACGCACATCCAGTTTTGGGTGTGCGTAGAACCTTGACTATAGTTGAAACTCAACAAACTTTTGATATTGAAAACATTGACAAGATAGAATTCGATTATTCTGAAAACAGAATTTTGATAAAGGTTGAACTTCCTTCAAGACTTATTGAAATAAAACATTTTATCAAGGATGCGACGGTGATGTAAATGTCTGATATGGTAGATCCCAATGTGTTTTATCAAAAGCTACAACAATATGTAGATTGGTGTATAGCCAATCTTTATAGTAGCAAAGATAGAGTTCAGCTTCATAGATTTATACAAAGCATCATTGGTTATAGGATTCCAACTAAGGCAGTATGTCAGGATCATTGTGCTCCATTCGATTTTATTGCTGACTCATTTTTTGATGTGGTATCCAAATTTCTCGTTATTGCTAATCGAAATGGGGGTAAGACTCAGAACTTTGGAATCCTTAATGCCTTAGATGCTTTGTGTAAACCTGGATGTGAGATTGCTTCTGTTGGAGCTATAGAAGATCAGGCTAATAAGTGTTATCAATACACTGTGTCAATTCTCAAAAAACCTTACTTTAAATCTTTGCTTTCAAAAGAACCAATGATTAGTAGAACTAAGTTGGACAACGGTTCAGAGATAAGTATACTTCCTGGTACAATGTCAGGAGTTAACGGACCACATCCACAAAGAACTAATTTTGACGAAGTAGAACTTACTCAATGGAAAATATTGATGGAATTTATGTCAATGGCTAAATCAACAAAGACTGTTCCATCCTGTGTAAGAATAACTTCAACAAGAAAGTTTCCTCATGGACCAATGCAGAAGCTGATTAATGAAAAAGATCAGCGTAATTTCAAAATGTACATGTGGTGTATTTGGGAAACTATAGAGCCATGTCCAGATGAACGAAGTGGAACCGTTCCTTGCTATATATTATTACCTAATGATGTAATCAAGACCTACACTCCAGTAAAGGTTTTTTCGGACAATAAAGATGATTACATGAAAGAATTTCCTTTGGATGTGGTTCAGAAAAACCGTGAAAAATACAGTGGTTGTCTCGCTTGCCCATTAGTCGAAGTTTGTCAGACGAAAGCAAAACGTTCGGATGGATACTATGAAATTCGAGACACTATTGACAAATTCACAGGTATGGACCGTGCCACTTGGGACGCACAGTGGGAGTGTAAGAAACCAGGTAGAGATGGACTTGTATATGGTGAATTTGACGAAACAATTCATGTAATCCCGCAGGAGAACTTTAAATTCAATCCAAACTTTAGAACGCTTGCCGCTCAAGACTGGGGCTATGAAGATCCAGCGGCTACTCCGTTTATACAGTTCTTGCCAAATGGAGATGCTGTTATCTTCGATGAAATATACGAGAGAAGAAAGCAAACTCCAGTTCTTATTAAACACTACTTGAAACCAAAATACGACTTGTATAAGCCGGAGGTATGGTTTGTTGACCCTGAAAATCCAGATGCAATAGCACAGATGGAGAGTGCAGGTATTCCAACTCAAGGAGCTAATAAAAATATCGAGATTGGTATCGAGAGGGTTAGAAGTTGGTTGAAAACTGCCGATGGACATGTTAGGTTGTATGTAACCAGTAATTGTGTTCACACTATTGAAGAATTCAACTCTTATAGTTATCCTGAGAAGGGTGGAAACAAGCCTGTAGATAAAAATAATCACTTAATGGACGGTATACGTTATATATTTAACTCGATGGATGATATTGATGATAGCGGCGGAATTGTCACTGTTGAAACTCTTTAAGCCTACTAAATGTAGGCTTTATTTTTTTGGCTATAATTATATTGTAATCTGTGTATGAATGTGTCCTATATGTAAAAGGACCATAGAAGGGAGTGAAAGACGTGGCCGAAGATCAGATTGTAAACGCTATTGAAGATAATGACGAAGTTGTTGCCGCCTATGTCTTTTCTAATGGCGACATCGTTGATGTAAATAAGGCCCGTCTTGATTCGAGTAAAGCTAGGCGTAAGAAAAGAGATTCCAACGCTGTGGACTTGGATGAAGACGATTTTGGTGAGCAATATTCGTCGGGTAGAGTTTATCGTCCCACTCTCAATTTTGCAAATATGAAGCAGTTCTCACTGGAAAATTTATACCACGCCCGGTGCATAAAACAGATTGCTATCGACTCAACTACCGCAGGGTGGGATATAGTAACTGTGGACGCAAAAGGGAATCCTGTAAAGAAAGATGTAAAGTGGAGCAACAAAGATAACAAGCTCTACACGTTCTTCCAGGATTCTTTCGGCATAGATGATTTCATTGAAGGTGCTAAATCGTGTTTGATAAACTATGACACATTTGGCGTCGTATTTGTGGAATTAACCCGTAAAAGAAATGGGGAACCCGCTAGGTTCAAGTTACTGCCTACAGAAACATGTAGAATAGCAAGAAACTTGAATTTACCATCATTAGGGGACACTGATATGAAATACGTCATGCAGATAGTAAATACTCATGAACGTATTTTTAAGATTTTTGATGGAGATAGACCTGATCATATTGAACCTCATACTGGAAATCCAATGACTGAAGTTCTTATTTTGAGGAACTATCATGTCATGGGTGGAAAGTATGGAATTCCTGATTGGGTTCCTGCCCTCAAGTCAATGATCGGAAATGACAAAGTAGCCGATTATAACATCAACTTTTTCAATAATGAGGCAGTTCCAAGATTCGCTGTTGTAGTACAAGGCGGTAAACTTGACGAGGAAACTAAAAAGGATATAAAAGGTTACTTCAAGAAAGACCTCAAGGGGGTACAGAACGCTCATAAGACTTTGGTGTTAACTACTCCAAAGGGTTGCGAAGTAAAACTCGTACCGCTCGCGTTCGAAATGAAGGACGGTGGATTTAGATTCTACCGTAAAGACAATAGAGATGAAATTATATCAGCACATGGAGTACCTCCTCACAGACTCCAGGTTTATGATGCAGGAAACAGTGGTACACTATCTCCTGGAATGATTTTCGATCTGGATAAAACCTACAAGTATTCGATAATTGAACCTCATCAGGCTAAACTCGAGTCTTTATTTAATCGAGTTGTACGCTTAGCCTTTGGAATAAAGGATAAGCAGATAAGGTTCAATGAGCTTGATATTGGAGAAGAGGCTGATAGAGCTAACACTCTTAAGACTATTGCCGCCGCTCACGAGAAGTACTATAATATGGGTACAATGACTCCTGATGATATTAGAGAAGATAATAAGCAGGAGAAATACTCAGAAATGCCCGATATTGATGATGAAGTTAAAGAGTGGGCAACTACTCCGAAACCTGTATACTTGCTTCGTCAGGCTAGATTGCAACAGCAGGCTGAGATATCATCAAATATTGGTGGTCAGGGTGTTAACGAAACTCCAAATGAATTTGGGGATAAGAGCAAAGAAGAGACTGGAAACACCTTAACCGATAAAAACATTCAACAGCTTATGATGAAAAGTCAGATGGATGAAATAGTCGAAAAAGTTGATAGTGCTTTATCATCTCTTAACGAGCTATGTGAGAGAGTTGAGGATATCGAGGAGGGTAACAAAGATGAGTAAGTTTACTGAACTGAATGTCGAAATAATCGATGTATATGACATCATTGAGAAAATCTCATTGGAAGATATCGAGAAGAAAAAGGGTAACTACAATCAGGCTGGAGAAAATAACAACAACTACAAGAATGGAATAAGCACCTATACTCAGCACAAAAAGTCGAGATGCGAAAGATGTGGGAGCACTAAAAACTTGATGGTTCACCACAAGGACGGTAATCGCAAGAATAACAAGCCTAGTAATCTGGAAACGCTTTGTTGGAGTTGCCACGAAAAGAAAACAGACAGAAAGTAGTGATGCCGTTGAGCAAACAAATCGTATTTAGGCGGGACCATTTTATAGTGGTCCGTAGCTTTTCCAAGAAGGGCATGTATTACACCATTGTTAACACGAAACGAGGAAAGCATTCACATGTTTATAAAGAAGAGATCACTGCCGCGATAATGATTTGTAAGTGGGCTCACAGAAATGTGATTCCGGAAGATTATCCAAATTGGATGAAGGAATCAATAAGGAGGATTAAAGATGATAATGGACTATCAACTGTACAGCCAAAAACCAAAGGGTGATCATTGGGGTGTTGGAGTCCTTCTTTTGCACAATGGGTGTATCCTGCTTGGAAGAAGAACTGATAACAATACTTGGGGGAGCCCAGGTGGAGGAGTAGAGGATGATGAAAATCCAATCGATGCAATCATTCGCGAAGTAAAAGAAGAAACTGGACTCGATATTGAAGCAAAGCATTTAACCTTTGTACACAGAAATTATAGTTACAATGAGGGCGCTATCTGGAGTAGCTTTGTGTTCGTATGTGATAAGTTCGATGGAGAGTTAAAACCCCAAGTTGGAGAAGTTGAAGAATTGAAGTGGGTTCCAATCGAGAATTTGTGGGATTATCCGCTCTTTACACCAACAAAAGAATCA